ACACTCAATCTTATCTACTTGTCGCATGAACGGATAGATGTGTTCAAGGTCGCCCTCATCGGACTCCAACATATAAATCTTACCTTGTTGGTATATTTTCTTACGCATAGCGTGATGATCTAGAGTGAACAAAGGATTCAAACTCGGCACTCTGGAAGGTGCTCGGAAGAGCACTCTCGTTTTCAATGGTGATAGTTGTGTCCTGTGGCTTAGTGAACACAGGGAAGCGATAGAAGCCACTGCCAAGTGTCAGGGAACCGATGGTAGATGAACCAACAACGTCAGGTGTAAAGACGTTCTCGTAGGTATCACGGTGCTTAGGGGTCACCTTAACTTTGAAGTAAGCTGAGTCAGCATAATAAATAGAACCATTACGGATACGCATCTTGGCTGCATTACTAGGACTCTTGCCGTTGCCTGCTTTAGCTTTGAAGAGCTGCTCAGAGAACGTATACTTCATGGTGTAAGGGATGCCTACCCAGACATCTGTATTAGCCGAGACTGCTTGAGTAAGAGTAACAGTAGCTCCTGAGTTAGTGCAGTTCAGTTTTAACCCATCAGTCGTGTAAACTTCGACTGAGTTGTCCTCTGGAGTGTAAGGAAGGGTGATGGTAGAGGAGCCGTTGGTGACTGTGACTGCTACTCGGTTGTCGAGGTGAGTAACATAACCAGCATTATCCGTTAGACCAGACTCTAGAGGCATCTCTACGAGATTAGTTTCATCGTTGTGGGTGATGACTGCGTAGAGGGTGGACTCGATGAACTCGATACCTCGTAACTCACCTGTGAAGGTAAACTTCGACCAAGCACTCAGGACTTTCTGTTGGTTGTTCCAGAAGTAATTGTAGATGTATAGGGAACCGTTTTCGTCATCGCTAATAAGAGCAATCATGTCCTCTGAGGTAGTCCCAGCCATATCAATAATGTTCTTAGGGATATAAGCAGGAACGTGTTCAGTGACCTCAACGGAGTCGTATGTGTCGCTCGTGGCATTTATGGTGAACTCCCGCATACCTGTAAATGCACCACGGGTGAATGGGAAGTATATGTAAGAACCCAATGGTAGTGGGTCTACTTGGTCTTCAAAGTTAAAGTTAGTGATAGGGGTGATGCTGACCGTCTTAGGGGTAAGCAGGTCGCCACCTTTCATCGCAAACTGAGAATTATCCGAAAACAAAATAAGGTTCTCTTGGAAGCCTATAGCTGATTGAAGGTTTGTAACTCTTCGGGATGAAACCGAGACATCAATCAAGTCTGAGTCCAAAAGCGATGTAACCGTTGTCCTGAACAAGTTAAAATAATGTCCCGCCTCGCTAAGAACGACGTTGTCTTGACTAAGAAACCCAAGCCTATTCTTGTATAAGAAAAGGTTGTTCAGCTTCTTTCCAACAAAAGATGGGAAGGGGTTAGTGTCGTCATCCCCTGCTTTTCTCAAATCCCAAGATGAAGTCTCTAGGGTAAATTGGTTTACACCTGTGTTTATGAGACGCATGGGTAGAGTCCCAGCACTCACGCTATTTTTAATACCGTATCCAGCCGTCTCAACCCATGCTCCTTGTCCTACAGTTTCTCCACCCGCTGTTTCAAATTTTACATAGTAGTCGTCTTGTTGTAGCTCCGCGTCACCAACGATTTTAACGGTAAACCCGTTTTTACATATTACTGGTAAGTCTGTAATAGATGGTACGGACTTATAGACCGCTTGCATCGCTGTGTCGGACATAGAGTCCTCAGTTCGTATAGAAAAATCCAGCACAGCGGTTAAATTTGTATTTCCCTCGGCATCCATTTCGGCTTGGGTTTTAGCTTCATATAGAATACCGTTACCATATTGCGTAACATGAAAATACTTGCCTAATAAGGTCGGCGTAGAGCTACTGAAACTCGCTGCAATTCTGTTCGACCTCGCCTCGGGTGCATTACCTTGGGTAGCTACGCTTAAAGTGCTAGATGTAAAGGAACTTGCGGAGCCTGATATATATGGGCCGTCTGGGCTTATCTGATAATCATAAGTCCAATAACCCTGCTCATCCCCGTCCGCACGGTCTGTATAGTCGATATAGTCTACAACTGTGCCATTGTTTGTCTCTGACAGCCCTACGGCCGACCCACTGTCTCCAATATAGATATATCCTAGAGGTATGGTGTCGCCTTGGTCTGTGTAATAAGGAATATAAGTGTTGGGCGTGTAGTCGTCAGAACTAGTTTTTATGCTTATTCTATATATCTCCTTTTCGTAAGGAGGGTATTCACTATAATTATAGTCAGTTGCTATCAAATCTTGATTTAATTGGATACCTTCAGCAGTTGCTATGGTTAATTTATAATTACTATTGTAATCACCTTGCTTAATATATACCCAAGCTTCTTTCTTTAAAGTAGCGGTCGTAGAGCTAGATTTCTCCACAACCTTTTGATTGTTTAGTAAGAAGGTATTGTCAGCGATTGTGAGTGCTTTTAGATTAATTCTTGGATTGCTTGTGTCTAAATAGGAGCCACTAGACGGCGTATACTTTTTGGCAGCAGCACCATTTATAGTCGCTTCTACTCCAGTTAGAATATTAAACGCACGAACATCAGTCCCATCGTGTATAACTACATACTTCTCAGAGTCACTTCGATTGATAAAGTGAACAAAGCTATCTTCATCAATAGCTGTCGTAAGCAACCTAGCAACGTGCCGAGTATTAGGGCGTTTCTTCAATCCATCTGCAACAGAGCTAAGAGCGTTTTCCTGCTCCTCACATTGACCATCAAATCGAGTGGCATCAGGTTGCTGAGAGACACCTTGGATAAGGTTAGGAACGGCTGTGTTAATTAAGGGCATTTAGATAAGGTCGTAGTTACGGTTAATACCAATTCTGGAGGCTGCGTCGTAGTTGTCAAATACACTATAGTTAGCTTCGTCGAACTCACGGTCTTTGAAGTATGCTCGTAGCTCCTGCTCCATCTTAGGAAGACGCTGGATGTCTACACCACTTTGTGGGTATAGCTCGGTCAATAGGATGGCCACACGGACATTTAAATACTCAAGGTATTTAGTTGGTACATCGTATAGGTCTCGCTTGTAGATAGCGGTTCCTTTAACGGTCCCAGACCAAGAAGTAGTAGATTTTTCTTTGAGGTCATATAGACACTTAGTCCCCCCGTTTATGTCAAAGACCCTTGTGTTGTAGTCATTCAACTCCACGGACAACATGCGAGGAACAAGAACCAGCCTTCCGTTACTGTCAGGAGTAAACTCTACGTCTGTCTCTGTGTTGAACCACCAGCCACGACCTTGGAGTTCTTGGTTGGTATCTAAGAGCAACCTATAGGCTTCTGAGGCGAGAGAGTTGTCCCCTACGTCGGACACAGGTGGCTCCCCTATGAAGCGCATTATCTTGTTAATCTCTACTAACTCCTCAGCTTCGTAGCTAACAGCCGTAGCTGTAACCGCACGTAGCTTAACAGCGTCCTTCAGAAGCTCTACCTTCTTGTAAGCTGGGGTTTGCTGGAACGCAGACTCTTGAATACCCATGATACGCATTTCAGCAGCGTAGTCTCGGTAGGTATCCTGAGTGCCAGCTACAACACCGTCATAGAAGGCTTTTTCGGCTGTGACTTCGATAGCAGTCTGGGCTAGTAATTGGTCTTTCTGAGCAGTCACTAATGCCGCTTGGTTTGTTGCTAAAGTGCCCTCACCTGTGAACTTAGTAGCTTGAGCATCCAGTGAGCCTTGTTGAGAAGTCTCAGTTGTGGTTTGTGCTTCTACTAGAGAACCCTGTTTACCTTTAAGAGTAGTATCAGCAGCAACATCTGTCACCTGTACATCTACAAGACTTCCTTGTTTCCCTTTCAAGGTAGTATCGGCTGCTACATCGGTAGCCTGTGCGTCTACAAGACTGCCTTGTTTACCTTTAAGCGTAGTATCTGCCGCAACATCTGTTGCTTGTGCGTCCACTAGGGAACCCTGCTTGCCCTTCAGGGTTGTATCAGCAGCTACGTCTGTAGCTTGAGCATCAACAAGACTTCCTTGTTTACCCTTGAGGGTTGTATCTGCGGCAACGTCCGTAGCCTGTGCATCAACTAGGGAACCCTGTTTACCTTTAAGCGTAGTATCCGCAGCCACGTCTGTTGCCTGAGCGTCCACTAAGGAACCTTGTTTGCCTACAAATGTAGTGTCGGCAACGAGTTTTAATGCTTGTTTAAGTTCAGTAGCAGCTTGGTTGTCTATAAGACTTCCTTGCTTACCTTTCAGAGTAG